TTTGGAATAGTTCACTTGCTTCACGAAGTTCACTTCTTCCTCCGAGTTGTCCTTCTGTCTTAATACCAAAAAGCATAGGACTTGTGACCTTATGACCACTAAAAATTTCCTGCTGTACTGTTTTATTAAGCAAATCAAAGTGCTTGTCTAATTCAGTACCTGATAAATCCACAATAGAAGGTTCATTGTCCTTGCTATCATTAAATGCAAGCATAAATTTACCTGCATTCTTACTTCCTGAAAACTTGTCTTTAAATTGTCTTTCAATTCTATCTTCCTCTTCTTGACTTACCTTACCACCATTTAGGTTTATCAACTTACTAGAAAACATACCATTATTGATGGTATTTAGGTGATACTCTCCTATTGAGATATCTAGTTCAATGTAACTAATTGCTCCACGATAATCAGGAAGACTGTATGTGTTTGCTCCTGCTCTGTACTCCTTGAAATACAATATCTGTGAACCTTTTGGATTACTTGCATTAAAAGCAGGGAATGTATCATAGTCAGGTCTTGGATTTATTGCATCATTCTTTATCCAATTGTCAGAAACATAAAATTCACTGTTATCTGCATTAGTTCTGACCTTATAGTAGTCAACATGATACAACTCAGCAATTTCACCTGTTCCCTTTGTCCAAATTACTTGAAGGTAGTAACCTCCAAATATTGTCAAATCTGTTACTAGTTTTTTTGTGACATCACTTAGGCTTTCTTCCTTGGTATTAACCTTTTGCATAATACCATAGGCTTTTGCCTTTTCCATCTCATCATCTGCTTTTACATCCCATCCATTACCACAGATATAATCAACCTTACCTGTAACAATTGCGTTATGTTTTGCTGAACTATTGTAAATTCTCAGAAGATAATTTGGGTAATCATTCCTTTCACCATAGTAAATCCAATCTTTACCTTTTACTTCTTTGTAAATAGGCAAAGGGACTTGGTCAAACTTTAGTAATTTTATCATACTGTGTAAGTTTTATACGAGCCTACATATCCGTTGTATCTTACAACATCTATGCTTGCTAGATTGGTTGCTGTTAGTTCCATTTTTCCTGTTGCAATAATATTCCCTCCACTGCCTGTCTGAGTTACATAATATCTCCAAAATCCAACAGTTCCATTAGCAAAAGAACTTTCACTAATAGCAAACTTTGAATACCTATCCTTAAAATCACTTACATCTGTAAGGTTTAGGGTAACTTCTTCTTTTGTTACTTCATGTTGAAACAAGAAGGTATAAGTATTGCTACTTGTCTGTTTCTTGTCATACAGGGTAATATAAATATTACTGTTTTCTGCCTTTTCAATGGTAATCATAACTAGAAATATAAAATTGTCATACATGTACACAAAAAAAACCCCCAATATGGGGGTTCTTTCTACTAACTAACAAACCAAAACTATTATGCTGATACTGGCGGAGTACCTGTAAACAAATCTGCCAACTCCTTTTCGTTTCCTGTAAATGTCAAAGTATAACCGTTTCTGTCACCAAAAGCAGTACCTGAACCTGAACCTCCACCTGTAATGTCAAGACCATTTTCTTTACCAAGAACCCAAGTCTTACCATTGTTGTCTTTTACAAGGGCAACAAGTCTATTTTTAGCCAACAACAAGATTTCGTTTCTTGTGTTAACCTGCAACTTATTCAAAATAATTTCAAGAGTCTGAGCATAAAACACAGTTCCATTTTGAACATTAGTGTTAACTGCTTCTGCAAAGTTAGATGATTCTTTTACCAAATCATACTTCCAAAAGTATTTACCACTATCCATAGTAACAGCAGTTAAAGTTCCTGCTGTACCTGTCCAAGATGCAATGTCCTCTACTGCTGCAAACCATACCTCTTTAAGACCACCAAGTGAATCCTTGCAATCTAGGGTATAAGCCTGAGTTAATGCACATGCCATTTTTTTCTTTATTTAAAAGGTGAAGGGGGAACTAAACATTCCCCCAATTAATTTAGGCAGAAGCCTTTTTCCAAAATACTACTTCATCAGGGAATGCAACTTGTACACCAAGTTTAAATTCAACAACAAATCTCATTTCATCTGCTTCTTTAGCGTAGAACAATTCGAATCTATCTTGCTCGTTCAACATGTCAGTTCCCAAATAAAGGTTAGACATAGAAAGTGCAAACATATAATCAGTTCCATTCAAACCATTTACACCAATCAATCGGATTGCAGTTGCAGGAATAATCAATTCCATATTTGCTGCATCTACAGGGTAGTGGTATAGGTTGCTATCTCTCAAGGCAAGTACATACTCTCGGAATGTGTCATTACCACAGAAAATAACTACATCATCTTTGTCCAAAAGGGCAGCAGGAATAGCAGCAAAGATTTCATCTACAGCCTGCTCAACATTTGACTTAGTAAGGGTAGTCAAAGCAGAGGTATTACCATTAATTGGGTCACCTGCACCACCAAAACCAAGTGCATTGATAATAGTTGCAATTCCCTGAAACTTGTTAAGATTTGCAGTCTGAGAAGAAGTATCTCCCTGCCAAATCGCAGTTTCAAGTGCTGCACCAATTCTTTCTACTTTCTGAGCAGTATACTCAGTTGCATAAGCCATATAATCATAGGTAGAACCTTCTTTCAAAGCCTTCTGAGTGTATTTTGCTTCAAATACCTTAGGGCAAATGCTTTCTTGAATTTTGATTTTACCTACAGTGATTGTACGCTGTGTGATAGTGGTAGTTCCTGAGGAGTTAAAACCACAAGTTCCACCTGCTTGGAACACTGCATCAGTTGTCATGATGTTAATGGTCTCAGCAGATTTGATACCTACTTGAACATTACCTTTTGCTTCAATAAGTGAAGCAGTCTTTGCAGAGAAGATAGCAGCAGATGTCAACTGCAACTCATTCTCCTTCACATAATTAGTTAGTGCTGATAAGTCTAAAGCCATTTTATTTTTGTTTTAATTTTTGAAATGCGTTTTGAATTTTTGAGAATCTATCTTCTCTCTCGGATTTTACAACCTTTTGAAAATTGTTTGGTGCTGTAATTGCCTTGTCACTTGGTTCTTTTGCAAGAGATTCAAGAACAACAGCAGACATTTTTACTGCTTCTTCTACATCACCTGCTTTTTCTTCCATTGCTTTTACCTTTTTAGAAAGTTCATCAACTTTCTTTTGTAGGTCACCCATTGCCTCTTCAAATTTAGCCATTGCTTCATCTTTCTTAGGCTCTTCTTCAACCTTTGGGTCTTCGGCTGCTTCAACCTCTACCTTAGGTTCTCCCTTTTTTACTTCTGCAATCTTACCTTCTTCAAGGACAACTACAACTTCACCTGATTCTAATTGGTGTTCACCAACAGGTGCAGGGATTGCTTCTCCTTCTTCTCCGATAACATAAATTTCAGAGGTCTCAAGGTCATAACTTACTACAGTCCCATCAACCAATTTACCTTCGGTTAAGGCGAATGCAACTTGCTTCTCTGCATCAGAGAATAGCAACTTTTTAATTTCAACTAGTGCTTCTTTTGCGTTCATACTTTTAAATATTAAATTGTTTTTACTGTTCAATTTTCTTTAAAATATTTATGATTTTTGACATCATAATTTCTTCTTCTGTAATTGTTTCATTTGTCTTTTCATACTTAAAGATTCCTTCTACACTAAATCCTTTAAAAGTACCATTCTTTACTAAAGACCATATTCTTTCATTCTCCACTTTGAATGTGCCAAACCAACTACCATCGGAAACATCTTCAAATCCCTTTGGGGGCATTACACCTTTTTCTCTGTCAATAATGTAACTTTCATACATAAAGACACCATCAATAGGTGTTGAGTGTTCAACATTAACTTTGCCCTGATATCCTTTTTTAAAGAATCTCTGAACAATCTTCATGATTTCCTCAGCACTAAACATTACATAGTACTCACCTTCTTCATCTCTTCTGTATATAGGAAGGTCTGCAATCATCAAAGGACCTGTAACTATTTTTTGCTCCTCGTTTTGTACTGCAAATTTGTAATCCGAATAAACAAAGTTTTGAGTTTTACCTTTTACCTCTTCTTCTTTAAATGCAAGAAAGTTTTTTTGTATTGCAGGTGACTCAACCAAAGCAACAAAGTCTACTTCCTCTTCTCCTTCTTCGTTGTCAGTTATTACAAGATTATATAGTGGTAATTTTTCCATACTTCTAAATATTAAAAACCTGCTCTTCGTTCAATATCTGCAACTCTCTTCTGTGAGCCTGTAACTTCGCTTTCTACAACATAGGCTTTCAATGGTTTTTGATTATCCATAATGTTTTGAAGTGAGGTAACAGGACTGTTTCCCAATGTAGGTACTTGAGATGCAATTTGCGGTGCTGATGCTGAAACAGATGGTGCTGATGAACCTCCACCACTAGGTACTTTGGTTTTAGCAATTTCACGAATAGACTTAATACCACTTGCTACAATTACACCTGCCTGAGCAACACGAATAATGGTAGCCAAAGGTTCAGGTGCAGGAACTTTACTATTTAGTGCTTGAGTAGCACCTGTGTAAGTGTTAATAGTTGCTGCTGCAATAGCCAAACCTTTACCTGCTGCTGTGTCCTTACCTGCTAGGTCTGACATAGAAGAAAGGATTCCTGCTACTTGTTGAGCAGTTTGCATTTTTGCTTGAACCTGTGCCTCATCAATTGCCTTTCTTTCATCAGCATTTGCCTTAAGAAAAGCAGTATACTCAGCCTCTGTCATTCTACCATTCTTGTACTCTTCTTGTGCAAGTGCTAGTTTTTTGTCTACAAGTTGTTTTTGAATATTAAATTCAAACTCTGCTTGTTGTATTTGAGTATCAAGGTCAGCCATTTGCTGTGCTGCCTGCTGTTCTTTTATTGATTGTTCTAAAGCATTTAGGGCCTGCTCCTCTTGTTGAGCCAATTCAAGTTTAAGTGCAACCTTTTGTTCTGCTGTAAACTTTTCATCATGTATAAGGTCTTGTCTTCTTTTTTCAAAGTCTACAAGTATCTGTTCTCTTGCTTTTTCATTTTCATCACGAATACCTTCAAGCCTTGTCTGAGTTCTCATCTCATTCAAGGTCATTTCAAATGCTCTATCTTTTTCTGCCTGCTCTTTTTGGTACTTCTCTCTGATTTGTTTAAGGTCTTCTTGCTTTGCCTTTTCTAAACTACCATCATCCTCAATGTTTGCCTCTCTAAGTTCCA